CTGATGAAGCCGTATGCGGCCAGGCCGTCCAGCATCTGCTCGACTTCCACGTCGTCAGCCGGAAAGAGTGCGTTCTTCAGCTTCTTCGGGCGGTCTTCGAGGCGGCCTTCCTTATCAGCTTCAGTCCAGAGGCCGATGAAGAACAGGCGAGTGGCAAAGTCCAGCTCTTGCAGGTCTTCGTTCTGGAAGAACCCAGGCTTGATATTTCGGGAACGAGCCATCACGCGGCACCTCGAAGAGCTTTGTCGTGGGTGAACAAACCGTCCCAGGTCTTCTTCATCGGAAGCTCGCTGTTCAGGTACATGTCATAAAGGCGAATGGCGCCCTTCTTCAGCAGGACCGGCGTAAACGCCGTGAACGGCTCGGAGCCGTGCGGGGTGATGGTTGCCTGATGCTCGGTGAGGTAACGGTCACGAGCGTAGGAAGCGGCGCGCCAGCGTGTGCCGTGCTTGCTCTCGCTGAAGAGCCAGTTGCGGCTCTCAAGGAAGCTGCAGACCCGCATGACGTTGACCCCATTGAGGCCCTTGCAGAACTGCGGGATGGTCATGCCTTCGTGGAACAGGTTCTCCATCGCGCCAATCTTCTCGGCCTGCTTCTGGTTGCTGGCCAGTAGCACGACGTTCTGCTCAGCGAGGTCCGCGGCCAGGCGAAGCGCCTCCGGTAGCGTCTGAGGAATCGCAGGTGCCGACGCCATCTGCTCCAGTTCGTGCAGACGGAGAATCACCTTGTGGCGCAGCTTGATGCTGTAGCCGGTGATCAGGGTTTCGGTTAGCTCTCGGTCAAGAAAGTACTCGGTTTGCTGGCGGTTCATCCCGTCCAGATAGATACGTCCAAAACTGGACGCATCTTTTTCCAGCTCATTGAGCATCTTCTCAATGTCGCGCTTCACGTGTTGGTGCTGCTTGCCAGTCAGTGCAGCAATCTCGCGACTGCTCATGGTCAGGGACTTGCCAGCGGTGATGATGTTTTGCATAATTGACTCCGACTTCAGTTGTTGCTGTTGATAAACCCGGTCTAGCCACCGGGTTTTTTATTGCCCGTTTTTGGTCCCTTTTCAGGGCCTGCCCTTCTCCGAAACGGCTGCACCTTTCCGGTATTGCCTTTCGGCTCAGTGATCCTTCGCAACTGATCCCTGATTAGCTCGCCGCCCAGGTCTTCTGGCGACTTGCCTTCCTGCCTTGCTAGCTCCTGCAATGCGCGCTGAAAGCGCTCATCAAGAGCGACATCTTGTTCAGCCATGAGGCCTCCCGAGGGCCTTCAGGCCGTCTGTTCAACTTCGGTATCCTCAAGACGCGAAAGCATGTCCCGCAGGCTGGCTTCCAATAGCTCGCGAGCCAGTACGGCTTTCTGGGTGCGATGGAATTTCGCCAGCGACTGCAGAAGCTCGTCGGTGTCCTCGTCGAGACGAACCTTCGTGATGTGGTCACGCAAATGTTTGGGGTCGTGGTACATGGTTGATTTCCTTTTCAGTTCTCAGGCGGCCACGCCTTCCCAAGGGAAGGACGGGCACAGCTCTTGCCGGCGGACCTTTCCGCCAGTTGCTGATTCGATCTGCAGCGCACGAGCAGCCGGGATCGGCCGGCCACCTGAGCACCACTGGCTTACAGTCGGCGTGCGAATCTGGAGCTGGCGAGCAAGCTCCGCCTGGCTACCTAGGATTTGCGCTGCCTTCTGGGCTGCTTGTGCGGGGGTCATTTGGTGCTCTCCGTAGTGACACGGGCACAGAATAAGGCATTAGCTAATCGCAAAGCAAGCCATTGCCTAACCGATATTCACCGGAGGTAAATTAGGCAATGCTTAAAGGTGAACAGCTTGGCGCAGCTATAGACGCCGCACGGATCAAGAAGGGGCTTTCAAAGAAGGCCCTTGCGGACCATTTCAACGTGAAGCCGCCATCGGTTCAGGGATGGATTGCGACCGGCCGCATTGACAAAACGAAGATGATCCAGATGATCACCTTCTTCTCCGATGTCGTTCCGGCGAGCCACTGGGGGCTTGCGGAAGGAACCGTGCTTATTGCTGACGAGGCTCATCGCTCGTCAGGAACAGATGGGGACCTACAGCTTGGTAATCTTGGCGAAGCAGCGGTTGGCCTCACAGCCACGCCAGCGGAAGACAGGCGCGCCGGGAACGATAGACGAGTCGGGGACTCTCCAAGCAGCGACGATTACGCACTCATCCCCCAATACAGCGCTCACGGAGAGTGCGGAGAAGGCGCGCTCAATGAGCATGTCGAGGTGAATGGAGGCCTTGCATTCAAGCGCGACTGGCTTCGCCGCATGGGCGCCAAGCCACAGCACCTTTTCGTCATCTACGCCAGCGGCAGCAGCATGGAGCCCTACATCTTCGAGGGTGACGTTGTGCTGTTCGACAGCTCCGACACGGATCCGCGAGACCGCCAGGTGTACGCGATCCGGCGCCCGGATGGCAGCTTGAGCATCAAGCGCATGGCGCAGCAGATATCTGGCAGCTGGCTGATTCGCAGCGATAACCCGGACAAGGCTCGCTATCCAGACGAGGAAGTCTCTGCCGCCTCAATGGCCGAGGTCCCTATCATGGGTCGCGTGATCTGGCGTGGCGGAGCAATGGCATGAGCGGCCACATCGTGGCGCCGAGCAAGGTTAGGGTTTGATATGAGTGATGCGGAAAGCCTCAGGAAGGAACTGGACCGAGTTCAGTGTCAGCTGCGCGTCGTTGCTGAATCGCTTGTGAGCGTGTCTGAGGCCAACGGCTGCGCACTGGACGCAATGCTGGCTCTGCTTCCATCTCTGCAAATGCATGGACTGCTAGCAAAGGGTGAAGACGGCAAATCACCGTTCATGGAGGCTCTAAAGGCCCAGCACGCGCAGCTGTACTCCCTGAATGAAAACATTGTGAAGCTGATGGATGAAGTTGGGCTTGACTCTTCATCAGTGCCCCTCAGCCCGAGCCCTGCCAATAAGGGGAAGTAATGGGCGCAGCTGCTGAAAAGGCATCTCGGTACTGGGATGACCGCCAGAGCAAGAGACTTGCAGCCCTGGCCGCAGCCGAGAGCGTGCAAGTCGGCGATTTCGCGGGGCTGGAAATTGCCCAGCCGACACCCCATACTAATCGCATGAACGACATCACGCGCCACGAGATAGATGCCCGACTGGAAGCCTTGGAGGCCCGGCTGGATGCTCGCGTCCAGAATATCGAGAATGCTGTCGTCGGATTCAAAGACGAGGCGCGCCTGCTGCGCAATGAACTAGCTCACGCGAAGTGGTGGGCTATCGGGACGGCCATAGCGGTGCTATCGATTTTTGTCGGCTTTCTCCAGTGGGGCCTACAGTCGCAGCGCGACGAGAATGCGCGATTCAATAGCTATCTGCGAGAGGACGTTAAAGCTGCGGCAGGCCAGAACCAGGCCCTTCTAAATGACGCTAAGGCGCTATTCGAGCAAATCAAGGCGCAGCAGGCCACGCCGCCCCCAGCAGCTCCACAGCAGTAACCTTAAGCCCCGCACCACGCGGGGCTTTTCGTATCTGCAGCACCCTTCTATTCCGCATCCTCCAGCCAATGTACGGGCCTAGGACTGTCCTAGGCCATGTCGAGCCCGGCTGATTCCTGATTCCTGATTCCTGATTCCTGATTCCTGATTCCCTCAATAGGGCCTCGGCAGAGCCTCGGGGCGGTTTCGTTCGTCTACTCGAAAAAAATTAGCTAATGCCTATTGCACAAGATTAGGCATTGGCTTATTGTTCACCCATCGACGCAGCAGCACCGCGTCAGGGCCTGAAAAGCCCACGCTCTTTAAAAGATTGGGAACCCTCCGCTGTCCCGACGCAGAAATGCGAGCGATGGAGGCTAAACACGACAGCCCGCGCTGCGACGAGATTCGCAGCCGCTTGAAGGCCATATGCCGAGAGCGCCGTTACCGATGCCCTAGCGGGCCGCGCCTTGAGATGACTCCGTGCGCGAAATCAGTTGGCGAATACGCCGCCAGCAGTAACGGAAAGAGACGACCCGGTCGCCAAGGTGGCCGGGATGCTCTCCAGGAAGCCTTGCGAACAGGGCTTCGCGGAAAGCAGGAGGCGGCAATGCTCACCTACACGAGAGCCCATGAGTTGTTCACGTACGACCCACACACCGGCGAAATCAGGAGGAAGGTTGGAAGGCAAGGAGTAAATGCTGGCGATCTTGTTGGGAGCGCCGACGACAAAGGATACCTGATCTTCAGCGTTGACTACCGCAGGGTCAAGGTGCATCGGGTGGCATGGCTGATGACCTACGGGTCATGGCCGGATGGAGAAATTGACCATATCGACGGCGATCCTGCGAACAACCGAATCAGCAACCTGCGTGACGTTTCTGCCAGCGAGAACAACCGAAACCGAAGCCGATGCACGAGAAACAAGAGCGGAGTTGTTGGGGTTTGCTGGGACAGCAGAGTCAGCAAATGGACTGCTTATATCAAGGCGGGATCAGTCAGAAGGCGGCTGGGTGGATTCTGCTGCTTGCTTGATGCGGCGGCGGCTAGGAAGTCCGCGGAGAAGCAGATGGGATTTAGCGAGACGCACGGAACACGGAGAACGCAGCTCCGCAAGTAGCTCCCCGCCCCATGCCAGCTCTGGAACTGGCCGTGGCTCCACATGCAGCCACGCGAAGTTGCGCAGCCACCCGATGCGACGCCAGTAGCGGCAGCGGGCAGAGAGATGACTCCGGCAGACGCGCAACGAGATCGAACTACCAAGGATTACTTGAAAGTTCAGCCCAGCCCACCGTGGCAAGTAACGGAGGCCAGGAACACGCAACACCGAAGAATTACTGGAGCACCTTGGAGACAGGGTGCTCTGGAATCAACCGGGAGGAATGACGATGGCCCAGTTCAACATCGACGCCAGCCTGAGCAGCGGCAAGAAGCTCCAGTGGCTGGCCATTGCAGAGGAAGGCGAAAGCCTGCAATCGGTAGCCGATCAGGTGAAGCGTGCGGCGGGCAAGAAGTTCGGGCCTGCCGTGATGATGAACCGCTGGAGCGTAATGCGAGCCAGCAACGGCTACATCACCGTGACGATGAACGCCTAACCCCACCCCCGCAGCTTGGCGACAGGCTGCAGCGGGCACCCATCAGCACATAGGAGGATGAGATGAGCAAACACACGGTCGTGCTCAGTTTTGAAGATGGCAAGGAGCCAGCCTACCACGCCGGGATGCAAGTGCTTGGTGGTTCGGTCGGCGCCGTTCAGTTCAGTGATGCTCTCGAAGAGATGCAGCTCCTTGAGGGGCAGCGAGACGAGCTGCTGGAGGCGCTTGAGGGCGTGACCGACATGGCTGCAGACATGATCCCGAGCATGGGCTTTGCCGGCCTCGCGCTGATCGAAGCCGCCCGCGCCGCCATAGCCAAGGCCCGCGGCACCCCATGCTAACCGGCCCCGAAGTCCTGATCCTCTGCGCCATCCTCGCAGCGCTGTACATGTGGGATTGGTGGAGAAGGAATTGGAAAGGCTGAACCCCGCCTGAACCAGCCAGGCCAGACCCCCAGGTCTGCGATAACCGTAGGCGCGCGGTGCTGGTAGCGCCATGAATCACATCCGCGCGCGGCGGACCTTCGGGATATCCGCGACGGGGATAAGCCGGCAAGTGCCCCGATTGCTGAAAAACACCGGCAGCCGTTGGCGGGACTCCACTACACCCCGTTGAGACGGCCGAGTCGCTCCCGTAAGGAGCGTGTATCGGAGAGTGATCTGGTGTTTGCCTCGTTTGGGACAGGGGCGCCAGTGGGTGCTGGGCGGTCGACTAGGTAGCGCTGCCGAAATCGACGTAAGTCTTACGGGTTCGAATCCCGGCCAGATCACTCCCCGATGCAGTGTTGCGCAGGCTTCTGCGCGGTGTACTAGGTACAACTGGCCAGTGGCAGCAATGCCCTGAAATGAGCCGCCGGATGGCTCCAGTTCCAAGCCGGCAGCCGGATAGCAACGGCCACTGCATCACCCCTTCCCCCGCCCATCCGGGCAACCGAGGTATCCACCATGAAGCACTACGGACCCATAGGGCGCCGCGAACAGCCGTGCCCGGATGACAGCGTTTCCGCGAGGATTCAACGATGAAGTTCGAGATCGACCTAGATGAATACCTCCTCTCCGTTGAGGTAACCCATTGCGCAGTCGTTGAACCTGACTATCGGTGCCGGTACAGCGCGGACGATTACTACGGCTACAGCGAACTTGAATTCACCATCACCAGCGGCTCTGTCTTTGACGAAGACGGAAACGAAACGGATCTTGGCCGGAATGGCTGCGCAGCGGTTGCCGATGAGCACGCGGAGCGGATTGAAGAACTGCTTTGGACAGAGATCGACGCACGACGCCTGGAGGCAGCATGAAGACCGACGACACCATTCGCGAGCACTTCAGGCACCTACGCGGCGCCAGGTACGCAGCAACTGCCGATTACCACTGCAACGTGCTGTACGGCTACCTGAAAGCCTTGCGCGACACCGGCCAGATCGAAACGAGCCTTTACCTGCGGATGAATCACGCGGTCACGAAGGCATGGACGCTCAAGACGAAATTCACCGTGAGGACTGCGGCATGAGCACGAATCGCTACATCGACAAGCTCAAGGCGCGACTGGCAAAGGAAGCAGACCGGCGCATGCAGCTGCAGGCCCTTCTGGACGATCAGGTCGCTCGGAATCGCGCCCTTCTCGCTGAGCGGGATGCGCTGCGGTCGGCATTGGAACGTTTCTATAACGCCAACCAAGCTCGCCTCAAGCTGCTGAGTCGCGAGGCATACCTCGACATGCAGCGTCTTCCAGGAATGCGAGACGCTTTGTACGAAATGGATGATGCGCAGCACCAAGCATTCGCCGCCCTGCAAGGAGAGCAGCCATGACCTGGTATGCGACTGCGTGGAGTCACATGGAAACGGTGCGAACTGGCCGCGCCGATGCAGAGCCGGCCGCAATAGCAAAGGCCATTGACGACAGCTATCCGTACTCGCAGCGTTCGGGCTGGGCTTACAAGGCGTGGCTGGACGCCAGACGCGACTTCTTCCGCAAATACAACTTGCCGCTACGCAGAGCGCGAAAGCCTGCGCCAGACCTTTTGCAAGGAGCCCAGCCATGAACGCCTACGTCATCAAGGAGCTGGCCGGCGCCCTAGGCATCACCGTAGCCGCTGCATTCATCGGGGCGCTGTGCCACGTGGCGCTATTGGGGGGTGTGTGATGGCTAGCCAACGCCAACGATCCCTGCGCTACGCATGGTGGCGGGGCTTCGCAGTGACCCTGGCACTACTCACCGGCTGGGCCCTCGCTCACGGCCTTGCAGATCGAATCACCAACGGGGCGCCGCTATGAGAACCGAAGTCATCGACTACGACGACACCCCCACAGGCCACTCATTCGCAGCGGCGTGGTGGACCCTTACCGGGTTCGGCGTTCTTTCCGCAACACTGGTTGTCGGCCTCATTGGTGAGGCGGCGATCTTTTACTTCTTCGGGTAACACAACCTACTGACAGGCTGCGCGAGACGCGGCCAAGGAGCAGCACGTGGAGCTTGATGCTGAGCAAATCCGAGCAGCCATCCGCTACAACCCGGAAACCGGAATTTTTACTCGTTTGACCAGAGCATCAAATATGCCGCCCGGCTCAACTGCCGGGACTCTTGATGCCAAAGAAGGCTATGTGGTCGTCCGCGTATTAGGCAAACGATTCCTAGCGCATCGGCTGGCGTGGCTCTACATGACCGGAAACTGGCCGGCTCAAGAGGTCGATCACATCAATCGCGTCAGAAACGACAACCGCTGGGAAAACCTGAGAGATGTCTCGCGCGCTACAAACGCCCTGAATAGGCACGCAGTACAGGCCAATCGACAAGGTTGCGTTTATTGGGACGGGCGCAAAGGGGGCAGATGGTACGGGATGTTTTCGCACAAGAAGCAGAAGTACTACGCGGGAAGCTCAAGGTGCCGCGATGAAGCCATTCGCCTGCTGAACGAAAAGCGCCGCTAGGTCTTAAGCGACTCAGCGGATGTATAGGCGGGACCAACACCGATCAAATCAAAAAAGGAAATCTTTATGTCTACGGAATTGGCCCTTGTGCCGCCAAAGGAAACCGCACTGCAAGTCTTCCAGGCTGCGAACGGGCTTGACCCGTACCTGCAGCAGATTCGCGCCGAGATCGACGCCTTCGTGCCGGATGTGTCGACGAAGAAAGGCCGCGACGCCATCGCATCGATTGCCCACAAGGTCGCCCGCTCAAAAACGGCACTCGACAACGTAGGCAAGGAGCTGGTCGCCGAGCTGAAGGAAATCCCCAAGAAGATCGACGCCGAGCGCAAGCGGATGCGCGACACGCTGGACGCCTGGAAGGATGAAGTCCGCGCGCCGCTGAATGCCTGGGAGCAGGCCGAGGCGGACCGGGTGGCGCGTCACACTGACCGAATTGACTGGCTCCGCAACCGTGACGACCAGGTGGCCGAGCTTTCAGCCGCGGATATTCAGGCCCGCATCGCCGAGGCAGAGGCAGTAGAGGTCGGCCCAGACTGGGAAGAGTTCGAAGCCGAAGCGCATCGCGTCAAGGCTGCCACGCTCACCGTCCTGCAGCTGGCACTGACCAAGCGGCAAGCATACGAAGCCGAGCAAGCCGAACTCGAACGCCTCCGCGCCGAAGCTGCCCAGCGCGAGCAGAAGGAGCGCGAAGAGCGCATCGCCCGGGAAGCCGCCGAGCAAGCCCAGCGCGAAGCCGAGCAGCGCGCACAGGCCGAACGTGAAGCGGCCGTCCGCCGCGAAGCCGAGGCCAGGGCAGCCGCCGAGCGCCGCGAGCTGGAACTGAAGCTGGCCGCCGAGCGCGCCGAACGTGAACGAGTCGAGGCCCAGCAGCGCGCCGAGCAGGCCGAGCGTGACGCCGAAGCCCGCGCAGAGCGCGCAGCAGCAGCCGAACGCCAGCGCCAAGCAGACGAGCAGGCCCGCCAAGAAGCCGAGGCCAGGGCCCGCGAGGCTGACAAAGCGCACAAGGCCGCAATCAACCGCGCAGCACTGGAAGCGTTCGTTGCTGGCGGAATGACCGAAGAGTGCGCCAAGCAGGCCGTGACGCTGATCGCTAAGCGCCAGATTCCCAACATCCAGATCACTTACTGAGGTAGATCCGATGAGCACAGCACTGACACCGCTACTGAACAAATTCGCCCAGCGCTACGAGATGGGCGCCACCCCGGCAGAGGTCGCCAACACCCTTAAGCAGACCTGCTTTAAGGGCCAGGTCAGCGACGCGCAGATGGTCGCCCTGCTGATTGTCGCGGATCAGTACAAGCTGAACCCGTTCACGAAAGAGCTGTACGCCTTCCCGGACAAGAACAACGGGATTGTGCCGGTAGTTGGCTTGGATGGTTGGTCGCGCATCATCAACGAGCACCCGCAGTTTGACGGGATGGACTTCGAGATGCCGGCCGATGGCAGCGAGTACACCTGCCGGATTTACCGGAAGGACCGGAAGCACCCGACCAGCATCACCGAATACATGTCCGAGTGTAAGCGCAACACTCAGCCCTGGCAGTCGCACCCGAAGCGGATGCTGCGTCACAAGGCCATGATCCAGTGCGCCCGCCTTGCGTTCGGATTTGCCGGCATCTACGACCAGGATGAAGCCGAGCGCATCGTGGAGCGCGACGTGACGCCAGGCGAGGAAGTCGAGGACATTGCAGAAGCTCTATCGCTGATCAACGCAGCGCCGACGATGGAAGACCTGCAAGCCGCTTTCGGCGATGCCTGGAAGTCCCACAAGTCGAAAGGCGCACGCGACCAACTGACAACCGCCAAGGACGCCCGCAAGAAGTTCCTTATGGAGCAGCCGGTCGATGCCGAGTACGAGGAGGTGAGAGATGGATCAGCGCAGTGATGAATGGTTCGCAGCCAGGCTTGGAAAGGTCACGGCAAGCAAGGTCAAAGACGTAATGGCAAAGGGGCGCGGAGGCGCCCCTTCTACTACCCGCCAGAACTACATGATGCAGTTGCTTTGCGAGCGGTTGACTGGAATGCCCGGTGGCGAAGACCTGTCGCGCAAGCCGGCCGTTCAGCGCGGCAATGAGTTGGAGCCTATCGCACGCTCCGCTTACGAGGTCGACAAAGGACTGATGATCGTAGAGGCGGGCTTGCTTCTGCACCCGAAGATCGAAAGCTTCGGTGCCTCGCCAGACGGCCTGATCCTGCTACCCAAAGGGCGCGGCGGCCTCGAGATCAAATGCCCGAATACGGCCACCCACGTCGCCACTATCCAATCCGGCAAGCATGACCCTCAGTACGAATGGCAGATGTTCGCGCAGATGGCGTGCGCCGATCTGGAGTGGGTCGACTTCGTGACCTTCGATGACCGCCTGCCGGATGAGCTGCAGTACGCCTGCTTCCGCCTGGAGCGCGACGAGGCCCGCATCAGGCAGATGGAAACCGAAATCAAGCTCTTCCTCGAAGAGCTGGCAGAACTTGAACACGAAATGCGAGAGCGCATGAGGAGTAAGGCGGCATGAGTAACCTGAACGAATGGCGCGGCATCGGCCGGCTTGGGAACGATATCGAAACGCGCTTCATGCCAAACGGAACGGCTGTCGCGAACTTCAGCATCGCGGTCGACGACAGCTACAAGGACAAGCAGACCGGGCAGAAGGTCGAGCAAACCGAGTGGGTGCGCTGCGTAGCCTTCGGCAAGACCGCTGAGTTCCTTGGCGAGTGGCTGCACAAGGGCAAGCGCATTCTGGTCTGCGGCAAGATGAAGACGCGCGAGTACGAGAAGGACGGGATCAAGCGGTACGCGACAGAGATTCATGTCGGCCAAGGAACCGAGATCATCGACTGGCCGGAGAAGGATGCGGCGCGGCAGCAGCAGGCGCCACGCCAGCAAGCTCAGCCGCAGCGGAGCCAGCAGGCCGCGCCGCCGGATGATTTTGACTCGGAAATTCCCTTCCTCCCCCTGCATCACCTCGCCGGGGCATAAGCCCTTCAGGAGCGCCGCATGAAGCACTGTGCCAAGTGCGGCGATCAGAAAGCAGATACCGACTTCTATGCCCGCGACAAGACCTGCAAGGAATGTCGCAAGGCAGCCGTGCGCGCGAATTACGCACGGAACCGTGAATCGTATCGCGAGTACGAGCGCCGCAGAGCAAACCTGCCACACCGAATCGAAGCCAGAAGGAACTATCAGCAAACCGAGAGCGGCAAGGCCCGCATAAAAGCCGCACAGCAGGCCTACACCCAGCGGAATCCTGGGAAAAGAGCCGCAGCATGGACGGTTGATAACGCTGTCAGGGACAAGCGCCTATGGAAGTCTCCGTGCTGCATGGCTCCCGGATGCTTCAGCACAGACCGTCTACACGGACACCACGTCGACTATGACAAACCGCTTTCGGTTGTCTGGCTGTGCGTCTCGTGTCACTCGAAACTGCATCGCGACTTCACCATGAAGCAGCGCGCCGCAGCCTGATCCACCCCGAGCGCCCCGCGCGCCCTCCTCCCGGTACACACCCATGCTCATAGACAACCATGCCATAGCGCAGGGCGAGGCTCTGCGCGCGCAAATTGACGCGGCCACGGCTGCATTCCTGAACGCTGGCGGAAAGATCCAGCTGCTGCCGGACAGCATCGGCAAGCCGATAGAGATCAAGCCGGTGGCGTTCAACAACGCCGGCAACGTGGAGGCTGACCAGCGCAGCCGCAAGCGTGGCGCGCGCAACTCTGCGACATCCAACAGCCTTCCGCTTCGCAAGCGCGGCACTCCGCAGGCCAAGCAGAACGACATGCTCCGGCAGGAGTGGCCATGAAACGCAACCTACCCCACGCCAGGCTCAACAAACTGAGCCGGGCCATTGTCCGCCAGTTCCGCGTCGCAGTCGTGAACATGGACCCAGAAGGCCGGCAGGGACTGGTCGACTGGAAGACCTGCCGCAGCATCGCGCCGAGCCGGCAGATCGCCGAGGCCATCTGCGACATAGCCCATAGCTGGGTCATCTACCTGGCGGCGTTCTGCATCGACCAGAAGGGCGAGCAGTACATCAAGGCCAGCGAGATCGCGCCGCAGGGCATTTACCGATCCGACAGCCTGGCTGGCGTGCTCGAGGAGCATTACCGGGCGCTGGTGAATAGCTGCAACCCGAACCACATCATCGGCCCTGGCTGGATTGCGATGCCGGGCGGCACGTCGCTGGACGAGTCGCAGGCCGCGCGGATCTTCGAGGCGTGCGGGGCTTGGAAGGTGCACGAGGTGGCGGCATGACCGAGCTATCCGACACCGCCAAGGCCATCTGCGCCCAGCACTACAACTTCAAGTCCCGCAGCAGCTGCAACGCCTGCCCTCTCCAGCCCGAATGCCACAAGCCGGCCGCCACCCTTACGCAGGAATCCATGGACGAGTGGCGCGACCGAGTGAATCGGCTGGCCCTGCCACACGGCGAGGCCGAGTGCCTTGCGGTGCAGGAGTCGCTACCGCTGTGAACGCACCCATCTTCTGCCGCACGGACGGCAAGCGGATCGGCCAATGCGCCTGTTTCCGCTGCCGCCCACCGGAGGCCCCATGCGACCCAAGACCCAAATCTGGCTGCACAAGCCGACCAACACCCGCCACTACATTGCCGGATCGAACGGTGCCGCGTTCCTGATGCAGGCGCTGAGCGGCTTCCGATGGGCACCCGAGGCGGAACTCTGCAATCACGATATCTGGAGCAAGGTATGACCAAGCATGACTTGAAGGAACTGGCAGCCATGGGCGCTGAGCTGGGGGCTGCGAAGGCGGAGAACGATAGGCTGCGCGGGTTGTTGCAGCAGGTGGTCGATTGCCAAGCCGAACACTACGGCGATGGCTGCGGCCTGCACCTTTCCATGATCACGCTGGCTGGACGGATTAAGGACGCCCTATCCCAGCAGGCCGAGACTGTCCGCTGTCCTGGGACAGAGGACACTGCGAGCATGGATTCCGATTCGGCGCAAGAGCAATACACCGCCGTCGACATGGCCACAGCCGCAGCGCAGGGGTTCAGGGATGGGCAGGCGGCGATGGAGCTGGTCGGCTACCAGTTCCAAGGCCGTGACGGCGCCTGTAACTCCTTTATGGATCAGCGCCACTACCAGAACACCCTTGACGATGGAACTTGGCCGATCCGGGCCATCTACACGTCGATCAGCGAGCAGAGCGGCAAGTTCGCCATGCACCAACGCGTGCGCAAGACCTCCGGCAGCGAATGGCAGGGCCGAATCTGCGGCACCTACTCCACCGCACTGACCCCGGAAGGCTACGCCGTAGAGAGCGAGGCCCACGCCGGCAGCGTGCAGATTTACCCCGCCAAGGCGCTGGAGGCAGTCGAATGAGCAAGGTATTGGTTGATCGGGAGCTGCTGGAGCGCGCTATGTACGCGAATGACGGCAAGGAGCTGATAGCTGCCAACCGGGAGCTGCGCGCCATTCTCGCCCAGCCCGCAGAGGCGGAAGGGGTCGAGGTGGTGGCTTGGCAGCAGCGATACATTTGCCCAGACGAAGGCCCGAGCTGTTGGCAATCCGCTGATGAGCGGACCGTGGAAATACTTCGGCGTCGCGATGACTATGAGCTTAGCCAGCTGGTCCCGCTAACCGCCCTGTCAGCCGTGACCGCCGAGCGGGATAGGTTGCGGGAGGCCGCCGAGCTGCTATCGCGGTTGCGCGGCTTGATCAACTGCACCCCGGAGAATGATATCGACAAGATTCCGGTATGGATCAGCACGAAGCACCCGACCATCGAGCGGATTGACGCGCTTGAAGCCGCCATGGCTGCGAAGGAGGCGTGAATGCTGCTATCCACGCTGGCGTATTTGGCTATCTGCTTTCTGATCTGGCCGCTTAGCGCACCTCGATTCTGCGCGACGCTAGTCATGCTGTTTGCCTTCACCGTAGCTACAAACACCATTACCCCCTAACCCCACCCAAACACACAGCCTGCCGGCGAGAGTCGGCGGGGAGGATTTGCTCGTGCCTGTAATTCCATTCATGCGACCCGTTACCGAGCCGCCGCCTGCCGGTAAGCCGATTCAGCTTTTCCTTAAAGACGGCAGGACGCGCGCAGCCACAACCTCATTAGTCTTCATGGGAAATGAGTGCTTCTTCATGTGGTACGACGCCCAAACACGCAAGTCGATAGCCGTCGACAAGATCAAAGGATGGGCGCCGGCTCAGCTCGCCTAACCCCACACGCAGCAGGAGATAGACATGCAGCACACAGACAAGGCGATAGCAGAGTTCGAGGCGTGGTGGGACAGGCAGCCTCACCGCGAGCAGTTCGAGGACGTGAAGGATCAGATGCGGAATGTGTGGGTGGCGTCGCGGCGGGAGCTAGTGATTGAACTGCCGCCTGGCGTCCCGACCAGCCCGAAAATCAGACAGGACAGGAACAAGGCAATAAACGGCTGCCGTGTCGCCATCGAAGCAGCCGGCGTAACGGTGAGGGGGTGAGAGATGGGCGCACGAGAGAAACCGCAGCCAATTGAAGGCCTGCCGGTCGACAAGGTGTACGAGAGGAAGTTGGCCGAACTGATCGGCACGACGCCGAAGGCCCTGGAAAGGAAGCGCCAGCGCGGGGTGTTGCCGCACGGCGTATGGGAGAAGGTTGACGGCTGTATCATGTACAGCCTGGAGAGGTACAACGAATGGGCAGAAAAGCAGTGGGGCTCCCCCAGGGCGTCGAAATCGCCGGAAGCTCCGTCCGCATCCGATTCACATGGAAGAAAGAGCGACGCTGCGAAACGCTCCCCTATCCTCAGACGCCCAAGGGATTTGCAGCAGCAGCAGGTTTACGTGCTCAGGTAACCCAGCTGATCAAGCTCGGCATGCTCACGGACGACAAGTATGCCGAGCTGTTCCCGAACTCCCGCTACACCCTCGCCCGCATCACGCCGACCTTCGGCAACTTCACGCAGACCTGGCTCGACAGCAAGCACATCGGCTTTCACACCCGGCGCAACTACCTGCGCGTGCTCAACAAGTACTGGATGCCGCATTGGGCGGACCGGAGGCTGGACGAGATCTATCCGTCTGACGTGCGCGCGCTGATGAGCCGGCAGGACTGGAACTCCATCACCGACCGCAACGCCGCGGTGCAGGCGGCCAAGGCCATCTTCGCCGCCGCGGTGCTGGACGGCATCATCGCGGAGAACCCGATGCGCTCGGTTGAGCGGGCTCGCGCTCCTGAGCGAGACATCGACCCGTTCACTCCGGCCGAGCGTGACGCGATCCTGGCCGACCTCTACGCGCACCAGACCGGCGCCAGGCTGACCTATGCGTCGTTCTTCAAGCTGGCCTTCTACACCGGCATGCGGACTGGCGAGCAGCTGTCATTGCGCTGGGCTGACGTGGATCTGTCTGGCCGATCGATTCGCGTGCGCGCCACCTTGGAAAAGGGCGAGGTGCGCGAGAACACCAAGACCAAGCGCGTGCGCAAGGTGTTACTTGTCGACCAGGCTGTCGAGGCGCTGCGGGAGATGCAGCAGCTCACCGGAGACGGCGAGTTCGTCTTTGCACCAACCAGCGGCAAGGACGGGCACATCACCAACGTCGTGAGCACCGCCTATCATCTGAAGCAGAGCATGAAGCGGCTGGGCATTCGTCCGCGCCGGCAGTACGATACCCGGCACACCTATGCGACCGTCTGCCTGTCCGCTGGGATGGCGCCGGCCTTCATCGCGCAGCAGCTCGGCAACAGCATCCAGACGCTGCTCAAGCACTACGCGAAATGGATCAACTCGAGCGCCGACTGGGCCGAACTGGACAAGCTGAAAATGCCGAATCGGTACGAAATTGGTACGGCAGACCCAAGCGAAGCGACTGAGCCCGCGCAGCAGTAGGCGCACAGCGTTTCTTTTGGACTTCGCGGTATAGTAAAAATAGCGTACCAGCCAGTCCAGTATTAAAACGCCCATGATAGAGAATCATTCACCCTCGCCCGGCCCCGGCCGCCCGAAGGACCCTGCC